GCTGGTGCAGCTGGAGACACACAGGCAGTTGCTGCACGTTCAGTGCCAGTCGGCTGTGCACAGTACGATCTCTACAGACCATTCGATAAGGGCACATCGCAAGGTGCAGGCTTTATTGTTAGAGGTTATGTTGAGTATCCAATGGTTACAAATGTTAACGCTGATTTAGTAGCAGGTAGCTTAGTTGCAGCAGACTTCATGGGTCGTCCAAGACTCTTGTCGCAGGCAGATGCAGCTAGCTATCCACACTTGATGGTAGGTAAGGTTATCGAAGTCGAGAAGTTTGCTACAAACTTTGATGACGGACTACTTTCCTACATGCAACTTCCATCGGATCCAGGTGCGCTCAAGACAGTTTATGAGCTCACAAGATCAGGCTCGTTCTCCGGTAAACTCGGTATCCGTGCAAACCTAGATGTTACGAATGTTATTGGTGCTTTCCGCGTCAATTTAACACTCTAATAAAAAAAAGAAAATAAAAAAAGAAATAATTAAACAGGAGGAAATATCCTAGATGAGTAAGACAATCCAAGAACTCCTCTCGGGTCTCCCAGCTTGGGAAGCCGCATTTGCTGAAGATGGCTACATCGACACAGATAACAGAGTTACAATCAAGGAAGCATTCGGTTCGTCAGACGCAGCCGCTTTGTTTCCTAAAGTAATTTCTCGTACTCTGCGCGAAGCAGCCGAACCACAGCTTTTGGTAACCCCGCTTCTTTCTACAGTACGCCTTGGTAAGGGTCGTTCTTTGGAATTTCCAGCGGTAAACGCAATTCAAGCTGCTGAGATCCCAGAAGGACAAGAATACCCAGAACAAGCTCTCGCATTTGCTAAGCAAATTGAGGGTAAGGTGTCGAAGAAGGGCGTTAAGCTGGCTTTCACAGAGGAAGTTATTGCTGATTCTCTTTGGGACATCGTAGGCCTCCATGTACGTGCCGCAGGCCGTGCAATGGCACGTTTGAAAGAGCAAATCGCTCTCAGTCGCTTCAAGGATGCAGCTACAATTGTATTCGACAACGACAGTGGCAGCTATGACGATACAACAGGTCGTGGGATTGATGGTGCTTACAACAGCACTGTTACCTGGGACGATGTTGTCGACATGGCAGCTGTTCTTATGGCCGAAAACCATATACCAACAGACTTCATTCTTCACCCACTGATGTGGTCGGTCTTCCTTAAGGACTCGATCTTCCACATGGGCGGCGCTGCATCAGCTGTTAATACCAGCTGGGGCTACCGTCCACAGTCGAAGGATGGCGTTGCTAACGCAACAGCCCCTATGGGTTTGAACGTGTTAGTGTCACCATTTGTTAGCTTTACAGCTAAGAGCGGTGCAACATTAGCTAAGTCAGACTTGTTCCTCATTGATCGCAATGAGGTTGGCAGTCTTCTCGTTAAGGATGACATGAGCACAGATCAGTTTGATGATCCGTCACGTGACATTCGTTCGATGAAGATGAAAGAGCGTTACGACATTGTAATGCTTGGTGACGGTGAAGGTATTACCGTTGCTAAGAACGTTAGACTTGCTCGTAACTACGAGGTACAAGTTACTAACGACGTTACGTTGTAATAATTCTTAAGACTGTTATAGTTACGATACAGTCTTAGAAAGTAGGGGGCAGCGAAAGCTGCCCCTTATTTTTTTGCACCAACCCCGTTACTAATTAAGTGTTAGTATTTTTTTCTGAGGAGATAAATTGTGCCACTAAACTTAATAGATTATGCCTCAGTAGGTGTCGATAAGGTAAAAATTAAATTTGGCAGAACAATAAAAATTAGTTCTATAACAAATGATAAATTTATCGTTCAAACATCAGATGCAACACCAACCCTAGTATCTAATCCTTTTAAAGAAATTAATTCTTTAGCTGATTATAATACAATATCTAGAACACTTACTCTTTATTGGGATAAAGTTCTTACTTCTGGACAAGAATATTATGTAAGAGTAGTGGGATTACTAGATTCTGCAAATGAGGTTGTAGCAGAAGAATATATAATATTTACAAAACAAGACGCAGCTACCCCTTCTGGTTTTTCAACTTCTGTTGTTCCGGAAATAGAAGAAATTTTAGTAGAAGATAATTCGATTTTAACTGAGGCCTATAGTAGTTATCAAATCATAGCAAAAAATCCAGAATTTTATATTGATTCTGTAGATCCAAAAAATGGATCTTTTTACATAGAAAATGATAATAATGATGGAAGAGTTACAATTACATTTAATGCTCGTCCAGCTTCTAACTTTTTATCTAGTAGATATTTTAAGGCTCAAAGAAAAAAAATCCAAAAGTCACCATCTCGTTGGGAGAATGTTGAAACAGAAATACAGATGCATTCTTGGAAACCTGAAGTATATATAGATTTTCCTTCTTTAGGCGATGCAACTCCGTCATATTATACTGAAAATAAAGATTATTTTGAAAAAGGTTATAAATACAGAATAACAGTTTCAAGAGATGTGGGTATATAATATGGCTAATTTTGTATACGGAAAAGCAAAAGAATCTATGTTAAGTGGTGAATTAGACTTGGTGACAAATGGTGTTAAAGTTGCCTTTATAGAGACTTCTTTGTATACACCAAATCAAAATCAAGATGAGCTTCTATCAGACATACCAGATGAAGCAAAGAAGTATAGAAGTTCAGCTTTAAGTAATGTATCTAACACCTTAGGAGTTTTAGACGCAGATGATATAACCATTACTTACAATGGAACACCATTTAGTGCAATTGTTTTTTATGAATATGGTACATCTGATTCTGATTCTAGATTAATAGCTTTTATAGATGATTCTGAAGGGCTACCTTTTACTGGCACTACAGAAGCTATAGATATTGCACTACAATGGAATAATAGTTCAACAAAAATAATTAGCTTATAGGAAATATATGGCAACAAATTATCCAAATCAATTAGATATTTTAATAAATCCAACAGCAACCGATAAGCTTAATTCGGTTACTGTTCCACATCATGAGCAACACAGCAACTTAAACGATGCTGTAGAAGCCTTGCAAACTACTTTGGGACTTAGCCCAGCTGGGTCTCATCTTACTGTTAAGGATAGAATTATATCTGTAGAAGAAAACATTAGTAGTTTAAATGGCATAGGGGATGTTACTATAAGCAATGTTGGAACTAAGGATGTTTTAATTTTTAATGGGTCTCAATGGGTAAACAAATCTGTCGAATCACTGTCTGATAATAGCGCAGAGCTTAATATTAATGGAGGAAATTTTTAAATGGCTAATATTTTAAGAATCAAAAGAAGGGCTGGTAGTGGCTCAGCAGGTGCGCCAAGCTCTCTTAAGAACGCAGAGTTGGCCTTTAACGAAGCTGACAATACCCTTTATTATGGCTATGGAGATGACGGTACTGGCGCTGCAAATACAATTCCAGCCATCGCCGGTGTTGGCGCATTTGTTTCATTGAGCACTGATCAAACAATTGCTGGAAATAAAACATTTAATGGTGTAACAATTGTTTCAGAACCAACAGCAAACGGACACGCAGTAACAAAATTATATGTAGATGATTTAGTTTCCAATATTAACTCAAACATATCTAACGTAGCTACATCTTTTACTGTTGCTGGTGATTCTGGTTCAAGTCAGACAATAACTTCCGGTGTAGATACATTGACAATTAGTGGCGGGATAGGCCTTACGTCAACTGCAAGTTCAACTGATACTATTACCTTGGATTTAGACAATACAGCCGTAACTGCTAATTCCTACGGAGCTGCAAACGCCGTTCCTACATTTACCGTAGACGCACAAGGTCGCTTAACTGCAGCCGCCGATACAATCATTGCAATAACTTCTTCAAATCTTGATAATACAGCAGTAACTGCAGGCTCCTATGGTGCAGCTAATTCTGTTGCTACTTTTACAGTAGACGCAAAAGGTAGATTGACAGCAGCTGGCAACTCAGCAATCTCAATCACCGGATCACAAATTAGTGACTTAGGAACCGCAGCGGTTACTTCAATAACTGGTACCAATAATGAAATTACAGTTTTAGGAACAGGATCTGGTCCTTATACTGGAGCTGTTACGATTGGACTTCCAGATAACGTTACGATTGCAAATACTCTTACTGTAACTGGAGATTTAATCGTTAACGGCAATACAACAACTCTTAACACATCAACTCTTGTTGTAGAAGATAAAAATATTGTTCTTGCAAACTCCGCTTCTCCGTCAGATGCAGCAGCAGATGGCGCAGGCATAACGGTTCTTGGCGCAACGGACAAAACATTTAACTGGGTTGATGCTACAGATGCTTGGACTTCATCGGAAAATATGAATCTTGTTGCTGGTAAAGTTTACGAAATTGGCGGAACATCAGTGCTTTCAAATACCACTTTAGGTTCGGGTATCGTAAACTCAAGCTTAACTGCAGTTGGAACAATCGTAACAGGCACATGGCAAGCTAACGCAATAGCAGTTGCCTACGGAGGCACAGGTGCAACTGACGCTGCAAATGCTAGAATAAACTTGGGTTTAGAAATTGGTTCAAATGTCCAAGCTTATAGTTCAATACTGGCAAACGTTGCTGCTGGAACATATTCTGGTGATGATGACATCGTAACAGTTGGAACAATTACAACTGGAACATGGAGCGGTACAACAATTGCTTCCAGCAAGGGTGGTACTGGACTTACAACTTACGCAACTGGAGATTTGCTTTACGCTAGCGCAGCAAATACATTGTCCAAATTATCAATAGGTTCTAGTGGACAAATTTTACAGGTTATAGCTGGAGTTCCAACATGGAGTGACACAATAGACGGTGGAACTTTCTAAATAAAGGAAAGGTTTTATAGTGGCTAATCCAAGTATTACTAGTAGTCAAATAGCCATTGATCCTATTTCTGGGGTATTTTTCTTCAAAGATAGCAATGGTTCATTAGTTAGTTCATCTTTAAATTTACTTCAAACTTCAAATACTCAAATAACAACAGAGGATAGTGTTCAGGTTTCTGGAGATTTAGTAATTTCCGGAAACCTTACAGTTAGCGGCACCACTGTCACCGTTAATGCAGAGTCAATAGTTATTGAAGATAAAAATATTGAATTAGCTAACGTATCTTCACCATCTAACACAGCAGCTGATGGTGGTGGAATAACCTTAAAGGGAACAACTGATAAAACCTTTAATTGGAGCAATAGTACTGGATCTTGGACTTCTTCTGAAAATATAGATCTTGCTTCAGGTAAAGTGTTTAGTATCAATGGAACAGAAATATTGTCAGCAAACGCCTATATTGGGTCAGCTGCAAAATGGACTAATGCTAGAGTTATAACTTTAGATGGTGATCTATCTGGAAATGTTTCAATAGATGGTTCTGCAAATGTAACGCTTACCGCAACCATAGTTGCAAATTCAGTAGCTTTAGGTACTGATACAACTGGAGACTACGTTTCTTCTCTTGTAGCTGGAACTGGAATAGCTTTAGCTAACAACTCAGGAGAAACTTCAACTCCAACAATATCACTTAATGCATCTATTGATGAATTAAGTGAGCTTGAGAAGCTCGTCGCGAAGAGGTTAGCAAACACAGTTTGGGCTTTTGCCACAGTCT